CGCACGCGCACGCGAGGCTTGGCGCGATTTCGATTTGGTATTGCTTTCCAAGGCCGTGCGAATTGAAGCTGACCTGCGGAAATACCAAGAAACCTTGGACAAGACTGGCCCATTGATTAAGAACAAACGGGAAACGTGGATTGAGAATCCATTGTTGCGCGTTGTTGACACATTGCAACGCCAGCAATTGGCAATCATCCGTTCAATGTCGCTGACGCAAACGGGCCAAGACCCTCGCACAATGAACGACAATGCCTTGGCAGAAAAAGAAGCCTTGGGCGTGTTGAAGCAAAGCGGCGCTGAATCGTTGTTGGCAATGCCAGTTCGTCATTAACCATGACAAAAGAAAAAGCGCCCAAACCATTAACCCGTGGCGAGCGGGTAATTGCCTTCATTGAGCAATACCTGAAAGTGCCCGAAGGCGAACACGTTGGCAAACCAATGGTGTTGGATGCTTTTCAAAAGCAATTCATTCTGGCAATTTACGATAACAAGATTGGCACACGCCGGGCTTATTTGTCCATTGCTCGAAAGAATGGCAAATCGGGTTTGATTGCTGGAATCTTATTGGCGCACATTGTTGGCCCCGAGGCCAAACTGAATACGCAAATTGTCTCGGGCGCAATGAGCCGTGACCAAGCGGCATTGGTTTTTAACCTTGCTTGCAAGATGATTCAATTGTCGCCCGACATTGTTCCGTTGGTTCGGATTGTGCCGTCCGGCAAGAAACTGATTGGCCTTGCCCGGAATGTTGAGTACCGCGCACTGGCCGCTGACGGGCGCACCGCTCACGGCCTGTCCCCTGCCTTGGCAATCTTGGACGAAGTGGGGCAGGTGCGTGGGCCGCAATCGGATTTCATTGACGCAATCATCACCAGTCAGGGCGCACACGCCGACCCGTTGCTGATTGCCATTAGCACCCAAGCCCCAAACGACAATGATTTGTTTAGCATTTGGTTGGATGATGCCAAGGCAAGTGGGGATAAACGCATTGTTTCGCATCTTTACGAGGCAGACAAAGATGCCGACATGATGGACAAAAAGGCTTGGAAGGCAGCAAACCCGGCAATGGGGTCGTTCCGCAGCCGCAAAGACGTAGAAGAACAAGCCGAGCGTGCTGTGCGGATGCCAAGTTTTGAGCCTACGTTTCGCAACTTGGTGTTGAATCAGCGTGTGGAAATGTCCGCGCCGTTTGTTTCCCGCGCCATTTGGACCTTGAATTCTTTGGACATTAACGATGCCGTGTTCTTTGAGAATCCGGTTTACGTTGGTTTGGACTTGTCGGCCAAGAACGACTTGACCGCTATGGTGTGCATTGCCTATGACGGCGAACGCTGGCACATCAAACCCACATTTTGGACACCGGAGAAAGGTTTGCGTGACCGCGCCAAGCGTGACCGCGCCCCGTATGACATTTGGGCCGAGCAGGGTTTTATTCGCACCATACCGGGGGCATCCATTGATTACGAAACCGTAGCGCGTGAAATTGCAGACGCATTGGATGGCATGAATTTACAAGCCGTGGCATTTGACCGTTGGCGTTTTGATATTCTTAAAAAAGAATTCGATGACCTTGGAATAGAATTGCCGCTGACTGAATTTGGGCAAGGTTTTCGGGATATGGCCCCGGCCATTGACACGTTGGAAACTTTGCTTTTGAATGAACAAATGGCGCATGGAGGCCACCCTGTTTTGACTATGTGCATGGCAAATGCTAAGATTGAGCGAGATGCGGCTGGAAACCGAAAGCTAAACAAGCAAAAAGCCACTGGACGCATTGACGGGGCTGTCGCCCTTGCAATGGCCGCTGGCGTTACGCCAAAGGTTCACGAACAGGGCGATTTGGATGACTTTTTGGCAAACCCGCTGATAATATGAACTCACCTTTCTACGAATTTGGCTCTTGGGTGATGGGTGGCCTCAAGCGTATGCTTGGCATCCAATACAACTATCCCTCTTATGCAGAGGAAGCCGCCTCGCCCGTGACGTTTGACACGGCCATGCAACTATCGGCGGTTTGGGCTTGCGTAAAGCTGCTGGCCGAAACCCCTGCCAGTTTGCCGCTCAACTTCTATCGCAAAACCGCCGATGGGCGCATCACTGACGAAAATCACCCGTTGGCTTTGCTTTTCCAAAACAAGGTAAACCGATACCAAAACCGAGTTGAGTTTTGGGAAACCGTTTATTTGAACTTGCTGGTTCACGGCAATGCTTATTGCCAAATTGAACGACGTGGCAATACGATTGTTTCTTTGCTCCCGCTTATGTCGGCGCAAATGGAAACTCGCCTTTTGAACGATGGTTCGATTTCGTATCAATACGAGAATGACCAATATGGCGTGACCGTGTTTGCCGAGAAATCCATTTGGCATTTAAAGCTAATGGGCAACGGCATTTCTGGTTTGTCGCCTTTGGCTTATCAACGCAATACGTTGGGCATTGCACAGGCGGCAGAAAAAGCCGTTTCCAACATCTACAAGAACGGCGCAAAGCCCTCTGGCGTGTTGAAGTTGGACAAATTGCTGACAAAAGACCAACGTAACGAGGTGCGCGAAGCCTTTGCAACCTTGACCACGGGCAACAACAACCGCCTGATGGTGTTGGAAAAGGGAACAGAATTCCAGCCAATCAGCTTGTCCCCGCAAGATATTGAGTTGCTGCAAAGCCGCAAATTCCAAATCAGCGAAATTTGCCGCTGGTATGGCGTTCCATCGGTGATGGTCAACGATGCCAACGGCACAAGCGTGTGGGGTTCAGGCATTGAGCAGATCATGCAGGGTTTCTACAAACTGACGCTTCGCCCGTTGTTGGAAAAGGTCGAAGCCAGCATGATGGTCAACCTTTTGAGCGATGCAGATCGCAAAACGATGGAAATCGAGTTTGATTTCAACGCTTTGCTGCGCTCGGACCTCAAAACCATGTTTGAATCTTACAAATCTGCTGTTAATGGTTCGCTTATGTCACCCAATGAGGCGCGGCGCGAGTTGAATTTGCAACCTTTAGACGGCGGTGATAAACTTTTCATGCAGGGCGCAATGATGCCTGTGGATAAATTGGGTGAACAAAATGCAAACCAAACTACTGAACCTTGATGCCCTTGAGTTGAAATTCGTGGGCGAGGACATGACCTTTGCGGGTTATGCCTCGGTTTTTGGTGGCGTTGACGCTTATGGCGACACGATTGACCCAAAAGCCTATGACCAAACGCTGGAAGGCCGCACCCGTCCCGTGCGTATGCGCTGGAACCATTACGGCCCCGTGATTGGCAAATGGATGAGCATCGTTGCCGATGGCAAAGGTCTTTACGTCAACGGCCAACTTACCCCCGGCCACTCAACCGCCATTGATGTTTATGCCAGCCTGAAACATGGCGCAATTGACGGCATGAGCATTGGCTACGTGCCCCGTCTGGTTGAGGAAATGGGCGAAGGTCGCCGTTTGTTGAAACAAATTGATTTGGTCGAGATCAGCGTGGTGGAAGAACCCGCAGACCTCGGCGCAAAGGTGGAAAGCGTCAAGTTCCAGTTGGACACTTGCAATTCCATGAAAGAAATTGAGAGCTTCCTGCGTGAGGTAGGCCGCTTCTCAAAAGCTGACTCGGTTGCCCTGATTGGCCGAGTTAAGCGTTTGGCTCTTGGTGAGCAAGAAGCCGAAATCAAAGCAAAGCAAGAAATTGCCAAGCTGCTGGGCGTTGAAATTTAACCTTGTTCACCTCTTTTAAGGAAATCAAAATGGAACTCAAAGACATTATCGAAGCTGGTTTGGCTAAACAAGAAGTCAAACTGCAAGCCGCCATCGAAAAATTCGAAGGCCAACTGAAAGAAAAAGGCTCGGTTGACACCGAAGTCAAAGGCGAAGTGCGCGAATTGAGCGAGAAGTTCAAAGAACTGCAAGCCTCGATGATCGACATGGCTCAAAAGCAAACCAGCGCCTCTGGCGAAGTTGCTCACAAGTCTGCCGCCGAAGAATTCGTGGCCTCCGAGCAATACAAGCAATTGGTTGCTGGTAACACCCAACGCGCTCGCATCGAAGTGAAAAACACCGTCACTTCGTCCAGCACCACCGTGTTCCCCGACCAGCGTCCCGGCGTTATCCCCGGCTCGTTTGCTCCCCTGACCGTCCGTCAGATTCTCCGCACCATCCCTGTGACCAGCAACATGGTTAACAGCTTGCGCGAAGCATCTTGGACGAACAGCGCAGCCGAAGTGAGCCAAGGCGCTGCCAAGAATGAATCCGACAACACTTTCGAGCAATACAACGTGCCAATCACGACTGTTGCTCACTGGTTGAAGATTTCGAACCAGTTGTTGGCTGACGCTCCCGCTGTTGTGGCTTACATCGAAACCCGTTTGCGTGACGGCTTGGCACAACGTGTCGAAGCCCAACTGATTAACGGCAACGGCACTAGCCCCAACCTGTCTGGCTTCACCGACAGCGGCAACTTCACCGCCTACACCGCCACTTCCGATGACCTGTTGGTCGATGCCATCAACCGCATCAAATACACGATGTGGGCCGCTGGCAATATGCCCGACACCGTGATTGTGAACCCTGCGGATTGGGGCGCAATGGAGCGCACCCGCGAAGGTTCCAACAGCGGTATGTACCTGTACGGCACTCCCGGCATGAACGCTGGCATGAACCCATTTGGCCTGAACGTCGTTCTGAGCCAGTACCTCGCCGCTGGCAAGGTTATCGTGGGTCGTATGTCTGATTCTGCCGTCCTGTACGCACGTTCTGGCGCTGTGGTTGAAATGGGTTATGTCGGTAGCGACTTCACCAACAACTTGATCACCATCCGCGCTGAGGAGCGTTTGGGCTTGGGTTGTGACCGTCCCGCTGGCATCTACTACGGCAACTTCACTGCCTAATACGCAAACATTGCGTGAGAAAAGCCCACTTCGGTGGGCTTTTTTTGTTACACTGAATTTTCAACATTTTTTGGAGATTCGCCCGTGAAAATTGTAGTCACCAGCAAAAAACCAGTTTTAACCGCAGAAAAAGGCCGATTGCCTAAAGACATTCCTGTGGAAGTGAGCGATTTGTTGGGAAAGCAGTTGATCGAATCTGGTGTTGCAGTGCTGTTGGAAGTTAAGGAGCGCATTGATCGCCCTTTCGTGGATGCTGGCAAGATGGAATCGTTGTCTGCCTTGCCAGCGGCCCAAGCCTCAACGAGCGAGACGTTGAATTCGTCCGTCAGTGGCGCGAAAAAGCGGGGTCGCCCACGGAAAGAGGCGTCATTGTCGCCAACACCACCTACCGAATAGCGCCTTGGGCTGATGCCCTGTTCGCAATGGACCGCGCTTGGTGGGACGTTCATTTGCAAGAAGTGAACAATACGTTTCGCGGCGTGCGTTACAGCAACAACCCGTTGTCTCAAAAATACAACGTCCGCAAACTAAACCAATCGGAATTCAAAACTTACGGCAATTCAGGCGCGTCATGCATTAGTTTGGCGGCGGCTGGTGGTGCAAAAAAAGTGATTTTGCTTGGGTTTGATTGTCAAAAAACCGATAACAAGACCCATTGGCATGGTGACCACCCGCCAACATTGGGAAATGCGGGGCAAATCAGCCGCTGGCACGACAATTTTGCGTTGCAAGCCAAGGCTTTGCACGGAAAGGTCGAAGTCGTTAACTGTTCACGCCAAACCGCGCTGAAATGCTATCCACGCGCAGAACTTGAGGAAATTCTTATATGAAACTACCAAAAGACAGCGTTCGTGGGCGCATCCGTGGCTACATTGAACAAAAAGCGCATTTATTGGGCAATGACGTGCTGGAAATTGGTTCCCGCATGACCAATGAAAACGCATGGTGGATTGTCAACCGCGATTTGGCGCAAGGAAACTGGCTTGGTTGCGATTTTCAAGCCGGGCACGGCGTGGACGTAGTTGCCGACATTCACACGCCACCGGATAATTGGAAAAGCCGCTTTTCTGGCATTTTGTGCAGCGAAGTGTTGGAACACGTTGCCCGACCTTGGATTGCATTGCCAAAAATCAAAGAATTGCTACAACCGGACGGCTGGTTGATTGTTACCACCTTGACCAGCTTCCCGATTCACGGATTCCCAGATGATTACTACCGCTACACGCCAAGCGGCCTGAAATTGTTGTTGGAAGATGCGGGTTTTAAGAACGTGCAGACCGAAAACGCTGGCGAAATTGAAATCAAATTGAATGATCACGGCGAGGCTGGGTTCTGTACTCGCAAATTACCTATGCACGTTTTTGGGGTTGCTCAATGCTGACGCTTTTAACCGCCACCGGATGCCGACCAGAAGCATGGAAAATCTGCCAAAAACTGATGGAACGTCAGACTTATGCTGGCCCGGTGCATTGGATTATTGTTGACGATGGCGAAATCCCGCAGCCTGTGGATTTCTATCGCGAAAACTGGAAACTGACCATCATCAACCCAACTCCGCACTGGCAACCGGGGCAAAACACACAGGCGCGAAACCTTGCTCAAGGATTGCGGCTTGTAGGCGAAAACGACAAATTGGTGATTATTGAGGATGACGATTGTTATTACCCGCAATGGTTGGAGCGTGTAAATCAATGGTTAGACACTCACGACCTTGTTGGAGAATGTTTTGCGCGTTACTACAACATAAAAACCAATCAAGCCAGAAAATTGCAAAACCGAAACCACGCCAGTTTGTGCGCCACGGCCATGAAAGGCGAGGCAATTTTGGCGTTTAAAAAACAATTAAAACCAAGCGTTAAATTTATCGATTTAAATCTTTGGAAAAATTATCAAGGCTCCAAAACTTTATACCCGACTGAAATGGTCTTGGGAATCAAAGGTTTAAAAGGTAGGGATGGCATTGGCATGGGCCACACCAAAGAATTTAAAGGCCAATTTGACGAAAATGGCTCCGTTCTGCGACAATGGGCGGGAACAAACGCCGACCTTTACCAATGAGCAATATCCGATTCCCCTTTTGGCAAGAAGTCAGAAAATTGCTTGTTGACAGGCAGGACGGCACTTACGCCGAGCGCGTAGAAGCCTACCCGCCAAAGGTCTTAATGACCGATGCTGACGGCGCTTATGCGCGTATGCGCGTGGACGTTGGGCAGACCGGTTTCTTTGCTGGCCGTGAAGCGCGGACGTTTTACGAATTCAGCATTGCCAGCGGTGCAAGTCAGGTGATTAAGGTTGTTGCGCCAACAGATACCATTGTTCAAAATTTTAGGCTTGAACTTGATTTGGCTGCAATGAGATTGGAGTTGGTTGTTGGCGGCACGGAAGGCGGCACTTTCAACACGGCTTTGCCAATTTTTAAAACCAACACCATGTCCACTGCTTCTGCTTATGTGCCACAAGTCACAATGAACCGTGGCGGCACACACACGGGCGGCACTGTGGTTGATTTGTTGACAGCAATTTCAGGTGCAAACGTAAACAAAGCAGTTGCCAGTAGCGCCAGCGAAGAACAACCACAAGGATTTTCTGCTGGCACGTTTTACATTCGATTGACAAACACCGATGGCGCAACCGCATCGGGCATTTTCCGCGCACGTTGGGAAGAACGACCATGACCACATACGTAAGCCTAGAGCAAGTCAAAAAGACTTTGCGACAAACCCACGATGAAGATGACGACCTGTTGGAGCGATTGATTGCGTCCGCAGAACAAGAATGTTTGCGCTACCTCGGGCGCACCGAACTACCCACTTTGCCCGTGGAATACCCAGAAGTCAGCAGCGATGGTTCGTTGATTGATGAGGAAACCCCATCCTCTGGTGACCCGGTGGCCGCCGACGTGATTAACGGCATTATCTTGATGGTGCAAGCCGACTATGACGGCGATCCGCTGAACCGCGACAAACTGCGCGAAGCTGCACAAAACTTGTGGAACCCCTACGCAGTGCGAGATCGGTTTTCGCTATGAAAATGCTTGCACCCCGTCTGCGGCATCGCGTGGACATTCAAAATTTCACCACCGTGCAGGACAGCAACACGGGCGCGGTGGCCGACACTTGGGCCGATGTTCACGAAAACATTGCCGCCGAGGTGATGCCCATGTCTGGCCGCGAGTTTGTGGCTGCACAAGCAATACAAGCTGGCGTGACCACCAAAATTGTGATTCGTTACGTTGCTGGCATCGAGCCACGGATGCGCGTTGTGCATGGCTCGGACATTTACAACGTCAAGGCGGTGTTGCCTGACCCCACGTTGCGCCGTCATCTGACTTTGATGTGTGAGGCTGGCGTAAATGAAGGTTGATGTTGATTTGCAAGGGCTGAATGGGGTTTTGGAAACCCTGAAAAGTTTGCCGCCTGAAATTGTGAGCAAGCGGGGTGGCCCTGTCAAATCGGCATTACGCAAGGGGGCGCTGGTTATATTCAAACAAGCCAAAGCGAATCTTGAAAAGTCTGTTTCTAATGCAAGTGAGGACGGCAAGCGTTATTCCACTGGTTTGCTGTTGCAAAACTTGGTTGTTACCCGTGGCAAAGAGCCAATTGGCACAAAAGGCGAGCGTTATTTGGTTCGGGTGCGGCGCAAATCCTACAATCGCAAAGGCAAAAGGTTCACAACGCTGGCTTCCGCAAACTTGTTGGAGTATGGTTCAAGCAAACAAAATCCCGAGCCTTGGTTGCGCCCTGCGTTTGCATCAAAGGCGATGCAATCCATTTCCACCATTGAGCGCGAGTTAATCAAAAACATTGACCGAGTTGTGAAAAAATTGGCACAACAAAACAAGGGGAAATGATGCTTCCACCAATTTTTACATGGCTTAAAGCCTCCACAGCGGTCAAGGCCATCATTGGCAACGTGCCACGGGCATTTCGTCACGGTGATGCCCCGCAAGACACCACAAAACCCTATGTGACGTGGCAAGTTGTGGCTGGTGTGCCAGATAACGTGTTAAACACCACGCCAGTTAGTGACCGCTACACCGTGCAGGTGGATTGTTGGCATCAAACCGATGCTGGCATAGAATCGCTGGCAACGGCGGTGCGTAACGCCATTGAGCCTTACGCGCACATGACAGGAATCCCATTTAATGCTCGGGAAACCGAAACAAAACTTTACCGAATCAGCTTGCAATTTGATGTATTGCAAACCCGCTGAAACTGACTATAATTTGACCACGTGCAATCGGCACTGAAAGGATTAACAAATGTCCACCGTGAAAACTCAAGGCACAAAGCTCTATTTTGTTGATACGCTGACTTCCAGCGTTCCAGCCGTTGTTGAATTGGCCTGTCCTACTGGCGTAACTGGTCTTGGCGGCGCTGCTGACCAAATCGAAACCACTTGCTTGGCCGATACCACCGACAAAACTTTCACTCGCGGCCTTGGCAATCCCGGCCAAGTTTCCGTTCCTTTTAATTTGATTCCAACTGCGGCATCGCACCAGTTGTTGTTTGAATTGAAAGAAGCTGGCACGACTGTCAATTGGTTGGCTTGTTTGTCTGATGGTGTTGCTACTCCATCGACTTTGGACAGCAATGATCGAATTGTTCCACCCAATGATCGCACCAGCTTTGGCTTTGATGCTTACATTGCTGACGTGAACATTGACGTTGCAACCAACGAAATCGTCCGTGGTACTTTGACCCTGCAACGCTCGGGCGCAGTAACCGCCACATGGAATTGATTTCCAGCCTTTCCCAACCGACCTTTTAACGGGTCACAGCGCCCCTTCGGGGGCGTTTTTGTTTAATGCTAACAAGAGGTCACATGAAACTGTCAAAAACCCTGTTTGTTTCGGATGAAATTCACGAAAAACAAGTTGTTTTGCCAAACGGTGAAGAACATACACTTTACTTTAAGGAATTGTCTGCCGTTGAATTTCGCAAGTTTCAAATGGCAGAGTTTAGTGAAGATGAAGATGTGAAATCCAACAGCATGGCAAAGCTGATTGCGATCAGCTTGGTTGACCCAGATGGAAAGCCAGCTTTAAGCATCAAAGAAGCCGCGAAGTTAAACAGCGCCGCTACAAATGCAATTGTTGCTGTGATTCTGTCAATCAACGGTTTTGGTGAACAAAAAAAAGACTGACCACTCGCAATGACGAGTGGTTTTGGCACGTTTTAGCTCTTGCGCTAGGCAAAACAATCAAAGAGCTAAAAACAACAATGACGCAATCCGAATTTTTGGATTGGGTCGAGTTTTATCGTCTATACCCGTTTGACGACTTGCATCGATACCACAGGCCAGCGGCTTTGATTTCTCACTCGATGGTTGGTGGAGAAATTGAACAAAAACTCAATTGGTTGCAGCCACCTGCTGTAAATGATGGCCTTTTAGACGCTGACTTGGCTACAATGAAGGCGTTTGGATTCCGCAAGAAAGCTGGAGGTTAAAGCATGGCCGCAGGTTCAATTGTTGTTGACCTTTTGATGAAAACTGGCTCGTTTGAGACAGACACCAAACGGGCGCAAAAATCACTGAAAAATTTTGAAAAATCAGTCGATGATTTTGCAAAAAAAGTCGGCACTGGCATTGCAGTTGCTGGCACGGCAATGGCAGCTTTGGTTGTCAAAACAAGCCAAACGGCCAATGAAATAAGCCGTTTTGCCGCATTGTCAAACACCACCACCGAATCATTCCAAATGATGGCGGCTGGCGCAAGCACGGTTGGTGTTCAAACCGACAAATTGGCCGACATTTTTAAAGACGTTCAAGACAAGGTTGGCGACTTTATCCAAACGGGCGGCGGCGCACTTGCTGATTTCTTTGAAAACATTGCACCCAAAGTTGGTGTGACTGCTGATGAATTCCGCAGATTGTCAGGCCCAGAGGCATTGCAGTTGTATGTCTCGAGCTTGGAAAAAGCCAATTTGTCTCAAGCGGACATGGTTTTTTATCTGGAAGCAATTGCCAGTGATTCATCATTGTTGTTGCCTTTGCTGAGAAACAACGGTCAAGCA